CACCGGTGCCGCTTGAGTCCTGCGACTGCGTGACGGTTATGGTCGAGGCCGCGTTTTGCAGGCCGATGGCGACAATGACGCTGGCGTGCTCGTAGTTGTTCAGGTTGAAGAACTGCGAGTTTTTACCGCCGTTTATGTCAACCGGCCCGAGGCCGGGGACGAGGCGGGCGGATTCGCCGAGATTTTGAAATGCGTAAACACCCATTTTGATTTCCTTTCGTTTATTAAGTTTCAATTTGAGCCGCCAAGTCGCCAAGTACGCTAAGAAGGATTTGTCCCCCTTGGCGTTCTCTACGTACTTGGCGGTTTATCACTTTCCCTTATGCCCTTGTGGCCAGCGCGACGAACGGCGAGAGCGTGTTCGCGCTGTTGCTTGCCGGGGTGAGCGGCAGGTGCCAGAGCGGCTGGCCGTCGTTTCTGAGCGTCCAACGGAACGCCAGCTCGTCCGTGTCGAACTTGAGGTGCATGGAGACCGCCCCGTTGATGCCCCCCTTTTCGATCATGACGTATTGCGAGAGGTCGAGGAGGGTTATGTCTCCCGCCGTGCCGAGCGTCGAGGCCTGCTCAAGCGGCTTGACCGGCCTGCCGAAAAGCGTGCCGAACGGTTTTTCCGTAAGGCCGCCGAAACCGCCCGCGGGCATGTAGACCGGAATGCCGCCGGTGCCGACCTTTATGCTCAGCTGGCCGAGTTGAGGCATGGTGTCTTGGTTTATGAACCAGTTTGCATTCCCCCAGGACCTGCCCCACAAGCGGGACCACATGTTGAAGACGTTTTCCGTCAGGATTGTTTTACCAGGCTGGCCGGTTTCCTTCGCGATTGTGACCAGCGCCTTGCTTTTCATAACTCCGAGCATCCCGTCCGCCCCGTTGCCGTTGAAAATCTCCTGGTCCATTTTGAACCCGAACTCCTCTGCGAACGCCTGCTGGAGTATTGTTCCGAGCGCGTTCGCGTCGTTGAGAAGCTCCTCGGTTACGTAGGAGAAGCCGAGCATCTTTTTGAGCCGGAGCTGGATCATGCGATATTTCGGCCGCTTTACGGTAGGGGCCGACCCTTCAGCCTGGCGGAACACCTGCACGCCGCCCCACCTGCTTCCGTCAACCCTGCTTGTCTCGTCAATCGCCGGGATTTCGAGTCCGTTTGAGTTTGCGGAAATCGGCACCCTGCGAATCCCCGTGCCGCCGAGGAGCTGGCCGGTGTCATATATCCGCGCGAATATCTCGGTGGCCACGTCCTGCTGGACGAGGAACCCGCCGTCCGCGCCGACGCCCTCGGCGGCGCCAAGCGGAGCCTTTGTCGCGATCTCCGTCAGCCGTTTGTCCACCGATTTATTAATCTCGGACTTAGCGACGGCCGTCGCGAACTCGCCGACGCTCTTAAACGGGGCGGGGGCCGACCGTTCGAGTTCGCCCGGTTTGCCCGCGTCCGTCTCCGCCCCGAGGTTAAAAGGCGCGCCAGCCCTCCCGCCTGACTTCAAGAATTCGGACAGCTGATTTTTCAGCGGCTCGAACTGCCTGGCGACCGTCTCCGGTAGACGGTTCGCCATCAGATCCTCAAGTATTCCCTTGACCGTTTCCATCGTTAAGTTGTCTTTAGCCATTTCATTTTCCCTTTCAGAAGTTAATGTTTTCTCGTAGCGGCAGACCCGTGTGTACGCCCGGTCGAACACAAAGTCCTCCCTTACAATTCGATATGTTTGCCTGTCGCCATAGCGATCATGGTCAACAACTCGTTTCCTGCGGTCTTCACTCGGTGCGCGACCAGTTCGGTCATCCCCTCAGCCAAGATTTCCCGAAACTGGTCGGCGGTTACTGACTTCTCCTCCGCCTCGTCCTCGTCGCTACTCCCCGCCCGCGCGGGGACCGGCTCGTCGTCATCCTCGGCGTCGGAGCCATTTTGGCTCTTGAGAACGGCTTTGATGCGCCGTCCGCATTCCGCATGATGATCCAGTGCCTTTTCCAGATGGGCTTGGTTTTCGGCTGAAAGCACTCTTCCGCTTTTCGGTTTCACCCACCCTTTGCTTATCGCAAGCTGTAGCGCCTCCGGGTTCGCCGGGACCGGCACGTCTGAATATTCGAGCAATATCCATTTTGAATATATTCTGCGCACCAGGGCCGCTTCGGACTTCTTCACCCAGCCGTTCATCACGCATTCGTCAAGCTGAGCCTGAAAACCCGAGTCGCCGCGATGGGCGGACTCCGCCGGCAGAAATCCGACCGAAACCGCAAGGGGAAATCCGTCCGCCGCTAGCTGGTAGATTTCGTTTGCAAGCCGCGTGTTGTTGTAAACCGTTTTGGCGATGACTCCCTTGGAGTCGGTTTTTAAGGACACGCACTTCCCCACCGGGATTGACTGGTAGTCGTGGGCGAAAAGCACGACCGGGTTTGCGAGGTATTGGTCAAACTCTCCACCGTCGGGCCTTAACACCTCGCCGTCGCGGTCGACCGCGCCGGGCGTGATGCGAACCACGCGGGAACGCTCCTTGGCGTTAACCTCCGCCTTTTGCGGGGTGAAGCCTTTTCTGACAATCGTTGTTTCCATTCATTCGCTCCTTATATATGCTGTCTAACCACAGGAACGCCGAGGCGCAGAGCGGAAAGACGTTGGGTTTTATTGTCCGCGTCCCCGCGTCCCCGCGGCTCGTTAGCCTTCTCTTCTCCTTCGTCCTCGGCGTCAATCGGTATGATCGGCGGTTGCGGCGGCAGTTCGGGTTCTCCGTCGCTTATCGCGCCGGTTCCGGCCGTGTCCAGCGAGGGGAGCGCGTCGCCGCCGACCGGCAACGGTGACAGGCCGTCTTTCGCCCGTTCCTCGTTGCGGGTGGTGTAGCCGATCTTGATGTTGGACTCGCGCTCCTGTAGGCGGAAGTCGCGTTCCTCGGGGAGGGGGTTTTCAAAGGCGACAAAATATTCCGGCCCGTACTCCGGCATGAGCTTCTCGTTTATCTTCTCCTCCAGCCTTGCGAGGCGGGGAGTCACGGTGTCGCGCAAGAAATCCACCTGCGCCGCCTCGGCGTTGGACTTGTTGACGTTCTCGGTTATCAGCTTTGCAAGGGGGACGCGGAAGGCGGCGGCGATCCGCTCCAGGACGTCGCGGCGAGTTTCCTTTGTCCCCATGTCAACCGGCTTGAACGCCATCTGCATATATTTGACGCCCTGGTCCATGACCAGCGTCTTTAGCGCGTTGCGGGCGCCGGCGTATTGCTGGCGGAACCGTTTTTTAAGCCGCTCGAAATTTTCGTCGCTGATGGTTCCGTCCGTGGTGAGAATCCCCTCGGGCCGCCCCATGTTGGCGAACGCGGCGTTTGTGTAGTTGTTCAGGCTCTCCTGCGTGTTGTGCGCCTGCGCCATCGCAGAGAGGGGCGAGATTCCGTAGTAGAGGTTGTTAGGGTCGATGTATTTGAAATGGATTATGTCCGCCTCGTCGAAAGGCTGGATGAGCGCGCCACCGGAGCCGTACCGTTGCATGACGTATCCTTTGATGAAGTTTTCTTTGTCCGGAACGATCCACATATATTGAGCGGGGATGTTCCATAGTTCCTGAGTTAACCCCAACCCGTTGCGGCGCTTGTACCAGTATGCGTTTCCCATTAGCTCCAGATTGATGACGGTGTGGTCAATCAAGTCGAACCGGTTGGCAAACGGGTTTACGTTTTTTAGTGTGTCCAGGAAGGGGTGCTCCAACACCTCCTGAATTTCCGCGGCCTTCGCAATCTTGTAATGGAGGCCCGGTTTTTTCTCAAGGCAGTCCATCGCGGATTTGCCGACAGGCCTTCCGGCGAGCGCGGATTTTTTGGTGGAACGTTTGGCAACGTAGAGGCGCAGGGGGACTGCGGACACCCCGTCTGCAATGATCCTGATGCAGACGTAAGACCACTCCCGATATGCGGTCGCGTTCCTGCGATAATCCTCCGGCCAAAGCGCGCGGAAGGCTGTCTCCCACGGGAGCGTCGCGTTCTCCACGAAGACGTTTGGCGCGAGCCTCGATGCGACCCCGTATCTGACCTTATCCAGCGCGGTCTTCAGAATTTTAATAGCGC